ATTATACAAGAGGTTATCCGATAAGTGAATTTCAATTTCAGATTAATGCTGATGGTTTGCCGTATGTCATGGGAGAGCAACTAAGCATCATCGAAGATCCTGTATCTTTAAAATTGAACACTAACTTTGAAACAGAACCATTCTGATGCTGCCACACCTTAACTGCATAATTGTAAAAGATAACCGTTACCATTGGTGCGCATCTATATTTTGGATTGGGATGGATCAACACTTCACATTGATTGAGGTTATACCATCTAAAGATAGATTTTCAAAGGTTAGAGGCTATGATATATTGATGAAGATGGATAAACTAAAACTCATAACCATACTATCGAGAAAACAAATACTTGAGCTATACTATGAAAAAACAATAAAGATACTGCCTAAATGGAAGATGGCAATCACAGATAAAATGATGCATGAAATTTTAATAAAAGAAACCGATGTTGTGCGCAAATAAAGAATGTAGTCAAGGTAATTTTGGAAAGCGTAAGCGATTTGAACCAGTGCGAGGCGAAAAAGTATGCTGCATAGAATGTTCTTTGGCTGTTATTCGCTCCAAAACTTACGCGAGGAAGCATGAAAAAGAAATTAGGATAAGTAATGCAATCGAGAAAAAAAAGATACTTGAGAAACTAGAAACACATTCCGATTGGTTAAAAAAACTTCAAAAGGTATTTAATACCTACATACGTCACAGGGATAAAGACAAACGATGTATTAGCTGTCAAACTCCTTTAAATGGTCGTAAGTTTGATGCTGGGCATTGCTATTCAGTTGGTGCATATCCAAACCTAAGATTCAACGAAGATAATGTTCATGGTCAATGTGTGCATTGCAACCAACATAAGCATGGGAACATACATGAATACATGAGCAACCTACCATTTGTTATTGGTGATGTAGCATTTGAGAGGCTACAAGAAAAAAGAAATGATCCTTTGAAGCTCACGATACCCGAAATAAAAGAACTTATCGAACTTTATAAACAAAAGGTAAAAAATAATTGATTGAAAACTAGTGAGTTATAATTTATTTTTGATTAATGTATTGCAAATATCAAAAAAAGATTTATAATTGCCTTCGAATTAATCAATAAGAACAAAATGAACAAGTCACAAACATTAGTACAAGAAATTGCAAACAGCAACAAAGGTTTTGCATCAAAGGTAGCAGCAACAGTGTTATCAACAGGTAAATGCTCATACAAGCAATTTGAAATCTTAAATGAAGTAGCAACTGACTGGTTAGAATTAAATGAGTTAGATATGATAGATGTAACTAATTTAAAGCACGATGCAAAATTTGAAGCAATGCAAATTGCATCAGTAAAAAGACAATCAATAGGATTAAGATAATGACTAAAAAAGAAAACAGAGGCGGCAGGCGCAAGGGCGCAGGCCGCCCAAAAAAAGAAAGCAAGATGGTTATGACATCCTTACGCTTACCTATCGAGGTAAAGCAAGGACTGACCACACAGGAAAAGCGAGTTGTGCTTATCACAGCTCACGAACAAAAGATGCAAGACTTAGCGCAATGGTGCGACATAATGCTTAATAAATTAAAGTAATGAAAACAACTAAAACAATCGGCTATACGTTAGCCAAGTTAGACAGGTCAATGACCCCAACACTATCAACAACCGAGATAGTTGTTGAAAAGGTAAAAAAAGCACTTATTCACTTAGGCAAGGTGTTGCTATCAATGATGGAGAATGGTCAGAAGCAACTCATCCGCATCGAAGGGGAACGCATGAAGCACATCATCGAGGTAAGCAGGAGAAAGCGCACAAAGGTTATGTACAAGCAATGGGGAAATCCAAACGAGGAGAACATCAACACCCAGCAATTAATTAACGATATTAGATTTGGCAGGCTATGAACGATATCACAAGAAAGATAACCATAAACGGCATACCTTACACTATCCACATCACCAAGTGGATGGGTAAGGAGTGGAAACTAACCGTGCTTGAAGCTCGTAACATCCCTAATGTGTTCAACCATACACCCGATAAGTGTATAAGTGCGCTAAAGATGCAACTTGAGGCGCAAGGTAAGAGAGTGGAGGTGGAATGATAAAGAAAAGCAACTATTTTTAGGAGAGTAATTTGATTAATTTGTTTGTAGACATTAGCCTCATAATAGGGGCTTTTGTTTTTTAAGTATGAATCATTACTTTTGCGACATGGCTAAGAACAATGAGTATGTACCATTTATTTTAAGTGAACTTAAAAAAGGGAATACACTTTACTCAAAAGTATTTGAAGTTTTTTTAAGTAAGTTTAAGTGTAGTGAACCTACCTTTGTAACATATTGGAAAAAAGCGCAATCAGAGTATGTTTTATTTCAACAAGAGCGCGAAACAAAGATAAATGAGGCTACCATACACCAAGCTATCGAAACGCACTCTAATGGCTTAAAATCGAAAAGTGAGCGACTCATGAACTTGCAAAAGCAAGCGGATGACATTCAAAGGATGCTAGATAGTAACATCACCCCCGACATCGTAAAGTCACCGAAGCAACTTGAGTACATGGAGATTGAAAGGAAGCTAACGTATATCGAGAGGGCGCAACTTATGAAAGCATTGCGCGAGCTTCAAGCGGAGATAAGCAAGATAGAGGGTGACTATGCGGCAAGCAAGAGCCAAATAGAAGTAAAACAAGAACCTATTGTAATTGACTGGGGGGAAGATGGCAAATGAAATTAGATTTACACCCACCGAAAAACAAAAGGAAGCCCATAGGCTATTAAAAGAAAATAGGCAAGTACTTTATGGTGGTGCGGTAAGAGGTGCTAAATCTTACTGGGGCTGCATGGAAGTAATTACATTGTGCTTTCAATATCCAAATTCTAGATGGTTAATGCTTAGAGCTTCATTGCCTGTATTAAGGGCTACGTTACTTCGTACTTTTTCTGAAAACTTTTTAAATAAAGGATTTGATATTTATGTTAAAGACTTTAACCAAACATCATTAGTACTTACTTGGAATAACGGAAGTCAAATAATTTTCATGTCAGAAAGCTATGACAATGACAAGGAACTAAACCGATTCAGAGGTTTGGAGATAAACGGAGCTTTCATTGATGAGGTAAACGAGATACAAGAGCAAACATTTGATAAAGTAGTTGAGCGTAGTGGATCGTGGTTTCATAGTCCAAGATGCCCCACAAAAATACTTATGAGTTGTAATCCATCTCAGAATTGGGTTAAACAAAGATTCTACGATAAATGGGAACGTAACGAGTTACCTAAAGGAGTTGCTTATATTCAAGCCAAGATAACTGATAATCCTCATGTGCCACAAGACTACATTGAAAATCTTAAACTATTGCCAAGGTATCAATACATGGCATTTGTCGAAGGTGATTGGAACATATCAATAAAAGTTGGTGGCGAGTTTTATAAATGCTTTGAATTGGATAGCCATGTTACCGATACGGAATACAACCCTAACCTACCATTGCACATCAGTTGGGATGATAATGTCAACCCTTACTTACCTTGCGGCATCTTTCAAATTGAGGGTAAAGAATTAAGAATGATTGATGAGATAACTGGAGTATCACCTAATAACACGGTCAAGTCAGTGTGCAACGAAATAATTCGAAAGTATAATGGTCATAAGTCAGGAATGTTTGTCTATGGAGATGCTACGGCCAATAAAGAAGATACTAAACTTGAAAAGGGATATAACTTCTATCGATTAATAATTGAGAACCTACGGCAATTTAATCCAACAAGCAGAGTGTTAGCGAGCAACCCAAGTGTTGTGATGCGAGGCAACTGGATAAACACCATCTTTGAAAAGAATATTGGTGATGTAGTGGTAAAGATTGGCGCAAATTGCAAAACAACTATTAATGATTTTGTGCTACTAAAAGAAGCAGCAGATGGAAGTAAGCTAAAGGAAATGGAGACTGACCCTAAAACAAAAGTAAGATATCAAAAGGTTGGTCACTTTACCGATTTGTTTGATTACATTATGTGTAGCGCATTTGCATATGAATTTGAAATGTATCAAAGAGGTAATGTGGTTAGTTCGATAAAGTACGGACAAAAGCATAAGCCATCGCATACTTATTAAAATGTAACACACAATAATATACATTGAATACAATGTTGTTACTTTTGGAAAAAAATAATAATGTATTTACGCAGCTACGATTACTACAAGCAAATACAATCGGATAACCTTAACGCTATTATAAGTAATGACACATCCATTAGGCTGCAAACAGAGATGTCTGCACAGGCTGAATGTATTAGCTATTTGATTCAAAAGTACGATGTAGACATTGAGTTTTCAGATACTACCATATGGAGTAGGTCAGTGTCATACAAAGCATTACATCGATTCTATTTGGATTACCCAATTTATATCATAACATCAACGTACACAATTAATAATTTAGTAACTTACCAAGGTAATTGCTATATTGCAACAGCTACCACAACAGGTACGTTTGACCCTACTAAATGGACATTGTTAGGGGCGCAATATGATATGTTTTACGGAACACTTCCAGCACCTTACTTTAGTTTTACATCAAAATACATGCGAAATGATGAGGTGTTTTACAAAGATAAAGTATGGACATGCAAGCAAAATAACGTAATTGGAATAATGCCAACCGATCCTACATTTGGTTTTGCTAATTGGGGCAATGGTGTTGCTTATTCAATACCTGCGGCTACACTACCAACTGATACAACATACTTTACTTTTGGAGACAATAGAAGTCAACAACTTGTTATGTATTGCATCGACATTGTTCTTTACCACATACATTCAAGAATATCACCAAGAAACATTCCTCAACTAAGGATGGATAGATATGAGAGAGCTATTGAGTGGTTAAAAGAAGCAGGAGGGCAAAACACAGCTATCACGGCGGCAATACCCTTGTTAGTACCAAATCAAGGCATGAGAATAAGATGGAGCAGTTATCCACGAAACATTAATACATATTAAAATGGGAATACTTTCAAACATTCAAAACATACTCTTTCCTACATCAATAGACCAAGAAAAAAAAGATTTACAAGTAACATCTCAAAATGTAAGCAACTACATTTTCCCTATGTACTTATCGCGCATAAAGCAAGATATAGGCACATGGCGAGCTGCAATAGTTGAGGCGGAAAGACCAGTTTATTCTTATCCGTATAGAGTAAGAATGCAGCAGTTGTTCCAAGATACTGTTTTAAATGCTCACGTTACGGCATGTATGGAAGTCCGTAAACACATGGTATTGCAAAAGGATTATCATTTGGTTAATAAGGATGGAGTAGTTAATGAGGAGTGGACTAAATGGGCAAAAAAAGAATGGATGATGGACATGATGAGTTATGGCCTTGATGCTATCTTTTACGGTTACCAATTAATTAACTTAATGGAGATTGAAAACAATACTCCTGTAAAATATCAAATTATCAAACGCCATAACATAAGCCCAGACCGTGAGGTAATAAGCAAGATGGTTTATGTGCCAAGAGGTATTGAATTTAATAACCCTGACTATGTATTAATGGATGGTGAAAAACCTTATGATTGGTTATTTTACTTTGATACAACAACGGAGAATGGAGTTAGTAATTGTGGGTATGGCTTACTTTATAAAGTAGCTTATTATGAGATATTTTTACGTAATCTAACTGGTTTTAATGCTAATTATCTTGAGTTATATGGCTCACCAATTAGAGTTGGTAAGACAACTAAAACGCAAGAGACAGAGCGCGAAGAATTTTATCAATCACTTGTTGAGATGGGTAATAGTGGGGCGATATTGATGGACTTGAACGATGAGATTCAACTTGTAGAAACTAAAGGTGGAGGTGGAGGCTCAAACTCATATGATAACTTCGAAAGTAGAATTATGGAATCAATATCTAAAGTGATGTTAGGACATGGTTCGGCAATGAAAGCGGTATCAGGTAAACTTGGAAGCAATGATGATATAAAAGCAGCATTAAAGCGCATTGAGGTATCAGATTGCAAGTATTGGTCAGTTAATTGTAATAAGACTGTACTACCTAAATTGCGTGCGTTAGGCATTCCAATTCCTGAAGATTTATGTTTTGAGTTTAAGAACGATTTAGAAAAGGAAGAATTTAGAATTAAGGAAGATGAAAGCAATAAGATAACTGCCGACATTGCTAAGACAATGAAAGAGGCAGGGCTTCAGATGGATGCAAAATATTTTGAGGAACGCACTGGCATACCAACAACAGAAATTGAAGTTACAACTAACACCACTAATGAAGATGCAGTTGCTAACATTGCGCGATTGAGAAACTTATACAACGAGGCAAACCTTTGAGCGAATTAGATTATAACCCCGAAGATTTATTTAGAGCAGTCTATGCAGGTGCTATAACACCTAATAACTTGCCACCTAAATTATATGCAGCCATAGCCGACATATTAAGTAAAGGCATGAGTGAGGGGTTTGGTTCTGATTTTGAGTTAGGCACACCCGATGAGGCTTTACTAGAATCACTAAGCAATAATGTATATCGATTTAGCGCAGCCAAGACATATCAACAAGTTAAAGATATGAGTGCTGCCATTGTCGATAATAAAGAAATAGTATCATTTAAAGCATTTGAAGCCAAAGCAAAAGACATATTCGACATTTACAATAAGACTTGGCTGAAAACTGAATATGACACAGCAATTGGGCAAGCACAAAATGCAAGAAAGTGGAATGATTTTGAAGCGGACAAAAACATATTTCCAATGCTTGAATATGATGCAGTAATGGATGCTAATACAAGCGACATTTGCCGACCATTAGATGGCATAGTGCTACCTGTTGACCATCCATTTTGGAATACACATGCACCATTGAATCATTTTAATTGTAGATGTTTTTTGCGTAAGGTAGACAAGTACGATGATAAGAAAGCCACATCAAAGGCTAAGTATGAAAAGGTAGCAAAAGAAATTAATCCATTGATGCAACCAGTATTCAAAAGTAATAGCGGAAAGGATGGTAAGTTGTTTGATGACAAACACCCTTACTTTGATGCGCCAAAAAGTAAACTAAAAAACAACTTTGGATTGCCAATACCAAAAAATAAATAACTTTGCGACATGAGTAGAATAATAGATATTTCACAACAGACACGACACACAAAAATACCATTTCACAACAATTGGGAGTCAAGTGGTTTTGTAGCTCCTGATATGGTAGCTTCGGCAATAACACATGCAAGAACTAACGGACATGGCATTGAAACAATATCACTGCGACCAAGGTTGTATAAGAATTTCATTCATTGGTTAAGTACCAAAATGAATGAAGAAGAATTAGCTAAAACAGCTATTAATGGTTTTCAATTTGATGGAGTAAATATTGAATGTGGTTCTATTGTTCAAAAAGAAAATTTACTTATGAAGTATTACGAAAAACAAGCACTAATTAACTAATGAAGACAATACTATTATCAGAGGGCAATATAAGGTTCATTAATGAGCGTGTAGCTGGTGAGTTATCAGCAGAAGCTATGTATAGAATGATTGCCAACGTAGCGCAAAACATGGGCTTGTTTGGTGTTCAAGCATGGGCATTGAAATCAGCAGAGGAAGAAGCAGGTCATTACCAAACACTTGTAAACATAGCTAATGATTATGGCATAGTGGCTAACTACAACGTAGATATTAAAACACCACCAAGTACATTAGAAGAAATAATCGAAGTGGCAACATTAGCTGAACGTGATTTGTATTTAAAATACTCAGAAGGTGCTAAATCATTTGAGGATGTAGGCATTCATGAGGTGTGCCTTGAGTTTGTAAAGATTCAACGATTAGCAGTAGGTGAGATGCTTGACATTAAAGCAAGGTATGAGTTGAAAGGTGACATTTACGCATTTGATAAATACATGGGTAGCTTATGAGTAAGTCAGACAAGTTCAATTTAGAGGGTGTTATTGCAAAATTTGAGGAAACAAAAAGAGTGTTACCTAAGATATTTGCTAATGATGCTATGAACTTTGTCAATGACAACTTTAAGAAGCAAGGGTTTGATAATATGCCTGTAGAAAGATGGCGCGAAGTAAAGCGAAGAATGCAAGGCACTAAAGCGTGGAAATATCCTAAGAAAAAAGCATTAGGACGCAGAACACGAGCAATATTGGTTCAAACGGGAAGGCTAAGACGTGCGACATACATCAAAAAAGCTACATGGGCAGAAACAACAATAGCCAACCCAACACCATACGCAGATTATCACAATAGTGGCACAGCAAGAATACCACAACGCCAATTTATGGGGCATTCTAAAGCACTTGAAAAAATACAAATAGCCAAAATAAATAAGGCATTAAACGAGATTTGGAAATGAAGCAACTACTACTAGATATAAAAGAGGTATTAGACACTATTTCGGATGTTAAGTATAGTGCGATGTATAATAATCAATTTGAAAGCATCAATCAACAAGACCCAAATAACTATTTTGCATTTCCATTACCAGCAGTATTTGTAGAATTTGACAATAACAACACACCTAACTATATTGGCAATGGCGTGCAAATTTATGAGCCATTAGTAGTGAGATTTCACATTGGAATGGAGCAACTCGATTCAGGCACAGGCACATTAGATGAGAACTTAGAAATCTTTGATTTAAAAAACAAGATTTATTTAGCTTTTCAGAATTGGCATACTGAAGGTAGTGGCACATTTAATCGTACATCAGAGGTACAAGATTACAATCACAATAATTTATACATTTGGCAAATGGAATTTACAACATCCTATATTGACCAATTTGCTATTGAGCCAAGAGGAGGAATTGTAAAAGATCCACCAACAGATTTAGAACTTAACACATCATTTGAATAATGGCACGCAGTATAGCAGAAATAAAGAATCAGATGTTGGTAGAAAAAGCCAACCAAAGCGCATTAAGCGGTTTAAATAGCCCATCGCAAGTTGCAATATGGAATCTATTATTTTACATCGTAGCGTTTGCTATTAATGCATTTGAGCAACTTTTAGATGTTTTTAGCACTCAACAATCAACAATGGCTCTCGCTGCTGTAATTGGTACTGATAATTGGGTTCAAAAAAGAACATTTGAATTTCAATATGATGCTACAAACGTGCAATATTTGCAATTAAATACTACAACTCTATCGGTAGGTTATCCACAGATAAATACTGCATATCAAATTATAACAAGATGCTCAGTAAAGTCAATTGGACAAGGTATTTGCAACATAAAAGTTGCTAAAAATTCACCACCCGAAGCATTGGCAGTACTTGAAGTATCAGCATTGCAAAATTATTGGAATCCAAATGTTAGTAATTCATATGGCTTTGCAGGTATTAATTATGTCATCATATCAGAGGAAGCAGATGAAATTGAAATAGTAGGAGATGTTTATTATGCTGGTCAATATGCAAGTGTAATACAAGCAAGTGTAGTTAATGAGTTAAATAACTATTTGTCAAACTTACCATTTGATGGCAATATATCAATCAATGCGATTGAGGATTCTATTCAATCAGTTTTAGGGGTTAATCAAGTGAAATTGACAAAGGTGACATTGCGAAGAAATACACAAGCATTTGGAACGGGTACAATTATGTTCTCACTTGTTGATGGCATTAATTTAGTTGAATTAGGTAGTTTTGCAGGATATGTTATAAGCGAAACAACATCGGGACATACATTAAACGATACACTTACTTTTGTTGCTCAATAATGAACTACAACCTTACATACACTACTCTAACAAACAACAACATACCACCTAATCATAGGTTGCCTGTTATTCAAGCATTATTTGCATGCTTTACAAGTCCATTGCAATGGCTTAGGGATAACTTTTTTGATGTAAAAGTATATGGTTATCAGTTTGTGTCATATAATGAATCGGCAACATATGCAGTAGGAGATTACGTTTATAATTTTTGGATAGCTGTTGCCGGTACACCAAAGATAAAAGGAGATATGTGTGTTTATGTTTGTATTCAGAATACAACAGCAGGGATAAAATGCGAGAATACAAGTTACTTTTATAAAGTAAACGATAGCATCTTTGGATTGAATGTTTACAACTACATAAATGCACAAACAATACTATTTGAATATGCTTTAAATATTGCATTTAATACGGTTGCCTTACCATTAACATTCAGACAACCAAGTACGTTAACTAGAAGCTCTATTTACATAGAAAATTTAGAAACAAATGTGCCTTTATATGTGGGCATAAATGAGGTTGATAGTGGGTTGGTTGTTTATAGAGACTATGAGGCTATTCAATTTATATTTCCATCTTCAGTGTTAACGGAAACAAATAGCTATGTAATTTATGTACCTACCTACCTTGCAAATGCTATTGTAGCAAGCGGAACTACAACTTATAAATTTATTTCTCAAGTAGCTAACAAATTTAATTTATCGGGTTTAAAATATACAATTCAAACATACTAAAATGTTAAAAATAAAGACATCAGACATCACATTAGGTTCGGCAATGCCTTACCAAGCATCAATGATTGATTGGTTAAATGCTGCCGATGCCGCAGATAATACAGCGTTAGTAGCAGGGTTATCAAACAATAATGCTCCTACAAAATATTGTTTACAAGGGGCAGTATTAAGTGGTACAGGACCATATAATATAACGCAAGGATATGTAATCATTAGTGGTCAAATATATCCAACAAGCGCAATAACAAGTTTAAGTGTTGGCGCAGGTCAAGTAATTGTAGGTACTATTACATCAGCATATCCATTAGTTGGAACATTTGACCCAGTAACATTTAGTGATGGAGTTACACATAATGTCCATGAGTTTAATTATATTGTATGGAGTGCAGGTGCTTCGGGAAGTGGAGATATTGACTTTTCAGAATTAGTATATTTAAACGATAAATGGCACAACATAGGTGCAGCAGGAGAGCCAATATTTAAAGGTGGCACATCACAAAATGCAGGTACAAATAGCTCTATAGTAGCATTTAGAAAAGATAGTAGAAACTTATATTTGAAAGGTGTTTTAAGAATACCAAATACAGCAGGTATAAACACTACTATATTCACAATGCCATCGGGGTATTTTTCAACTACTGAAAATAGATATGTTCAAGTTTTAGTACAAGATTTATCTACTTATAATTTTTCAACTATACCATTAATTTTAAATTGTGCATCACCCTATGCAGGTAATATAGGTGTAGGAGCATCATTTACAGATTTTGATGATGATTGTTTAATTTTTTTAGATGGACTTGTATTTCCTATTAATTAATCTCATCATACCTTTCAAGTAATTTCTTTTGTTCGTGTTCGCTGAATTGCGAAAAATAGAACTTAATAAACATCTCTATTCCTTGGCTATCTGTATAGCCATGGATATCAAAGAAAGCCTTTGACATCTTGTAATACTTAGGGCGTGGGTAACTGCACAACCTGCGCTTATGTACTTCTCTTTTCATTTATTTTAAATAATCCTCAAATATAAGTGTGTTAATGTAGCATACAAGTATTTTAACAATTAGCACATAAATACTTTTGTGTCATGCTGAATGAAGTACATAATCAATTTATCGTATCAACTATTAATGACGAGGCTATTTTACTATTAAATGGTGAAATAGGCGTTGATATTAATGGTGATGAATTTGCAAAAGATTTGTTCTATGCTGATTCACTTGGCAAAAAATTGATTAAAGTATTTATCAATTGCATTGGAGGTAAGGTGATTGATTCATATCCAATTTACAATGCTATTCTTAAAACTAAAACGCCCGTTGATACATACAATGTAGGTATGTGTGCAAGTGCTGGTAACAATATATTTCAAGCAGGCAGAAAGCGTTACGTTAATGATTATGCATTAACAATGGTTCATCCAGTATCAGGTGGATCGGATGCCGAAATGACAAATTTATTCAACGATAGCATTGTTACAATGATGATGCGAAGAACAAATAAAACAGAAGCTGAAATTCGCGCAATGGTAGCTAACACTACATGGATGAACGCAGATGATTGTGTAAAAAATGGTTTTGCTGATGAAATATGTTATTCATCTTCGTCTAATAAACCAAGGCTAACATCTAAGGCAGAGGATATAGAAAACAACCTATCGCAAATTAAATTTTATCTAAATTCAATAACAAATAATTCACATAAAATGAAAAGTGTAACTAACAAGTTAAATCTAAACGAGGGCGCAAATGAAGCGTTAATCGTATCAAGCATTGAAGCTATCGAAAATAAATTATCGACAGCTAATGCAGAGTTGGAGGCAGCTAAAAATGCAGCCAATGAAGCAATGGAAAAGTATAACCAAATGAAAGCTAAATGTGATGCTATGGAAGCAGAAAACATTGCTAAAGCAGCAACCGAGTTGGAGAACAAGGTTAAAGCAGAAGTTGAGGCTATCAAAAAAGCAAACAAAGTATCGGATAAGCCCGAAGCTATTGAAGCATTAACAAATGCATTAACAGCAAATTTTGAATCAACTAAGTTGCTTTACGATTCAATGCCAGTAAACAAAACAGGCGTAAACATTGAAACAGTTGCGGCAACAGTAAGTAATTCAAATGTTACAACTGGCGCAAAGATGATGCATGACTTAAGAAACAAATTAGGAATCTAAAATAATCAATAAAAATGGCAGAAGCATTAATTATTAATGACACCACCTACGCTGGCGAAGTAGCTAGCTATATGATTACCCGTGCGGTAGTAGGTGCAGATACTATCCAAAAAGGAGCCATAATGGTTCAGGATGGTATAAAAAAGGTATTCTCAATTCCGCGTGTTGAGGTATCGAATTTTATGCAAAAAAGACAAGCTACACCAACTTCGCAAGGAAGTATAGTTGTAGACCGTTCTTATTTGACACCACAAGATTCGATGCTTTACGTTGAGTTCAATCCGCGTGATTTTGAACAACACTGGTATGCAGTTCAATTAGAAACAAAGCTAATTGATGCAACATTACCACAAACAGCAGAGGCGTATATCACCATGCAAATGATGAAGCGTTTAAATGAGTTCTTTGAAAATGGAATTTGGCAATCACGTTTGGATTATGACCCTGAGGGTTCAGCAGTTAATCCAACTACAAAAGGTGCTCCTGCAAGTGCATCAGCATTTTACTTTTGGGATGGTTTAATTAAAAAAGCATTAGATGATGCTAACACTATCCAAGTTGGTTCGCCAGTAGCTTTAACAGGTGGTGCAAGTGGAAACATCATTACTAAGTTTCAAGCCGCTTATTCATTAGTGCCAAAAGCATTATTGTATAAGTATGGTGCAGGAGGTTTGAAGTTTTTAATCTCTTATGCTGACCAACAAAAGTATGAGTCTACAATGCAGTTATTAACTACATTTAAGAATCAAGATACAACTCAAGCAGGTATCAACAGATACAATGGTTATGATGTTGTTCCATGTGCTGGTATTCCTGAAAACACATTCTTTGTTTGTATTGCTAAACCTGATTTAGATTCGAATCTTTGGTTAGGTATCAATTCAATGGAAGATATGAGCTTGCAATTAGCACGTTTACAAAACAACTCGGAATTGTACTTCCTTAAAGGATTGTTCAAGACTGATACAGCAATTGGATTTGCGGATCAATTAGTAATTTACACACTTCAAACAGCGTAATAAGATGAAAAAGTTTTTAGCAATTTTAGTTTTATTTGTTTCGATGGCTTATACAGCATCGGCACAATTCACAACATCTCGTTTTGGAACGGGAAGAAACAACGACAATACAGGTCGCGTAACTACTTACAACTTTGTTACATCATATGATGCAGCAGGTAATGACACAATCTTTGTAACTCCTAATGCTTGGCAAACAAACATTATTCCAAGTTCAGCAATTACAGATTCGGTAAATATCAAATTGAATCTTACAAGATGCTACTTAGGTGACAACTTAAGAGTAATGGTAACCAAAGGTTCGGGTTCAGGTGCTATTCGTTTTCCATCTGCTTACTTTATAAATGATGCAACGGCTAATAGATACACGGTAGCAGCTAATAAAACTGCGGTATTTGAATTTATCTTTACTGGTACAAAGTTTATGATGTCAGGTAAAACAATTCAACCGTAATGTATTCGGATGAATTAAAAGAAACTCTTAGCGGATTAACCTACACAAAAGTGTGGGTTAATTCCAATGGAGAGCACTCATTCACACCAAAGGAAGGATGGAATGAGGTATCGCGTGAGGAAATCCTTGGCGATATTACATCGGCAAATGCGGATGAGGCAGAAGTAACTGAAGAAGTTGCAAAGCCTGCAAAATCAAAAAAGAAATAATAATTTAAAAAAATAGACCATGTCAGGAATACCAGATATTACCTTTAACGTAAATACGGGCGGATTAGGCAGACAGCCTGCTGGTGAAGACCATATATCAGGTGCTATATTTTACACATCAACTTTACCAAGTGGTTTTTCAAGTACATCGCGTATAAAGCAAGTATTCTCACTTTCTCAAGCAGAGTCATTGGGTATATTAGCAACAAATGCAGGAGATGAAACTCAAGGTACAGGAACACTTGTTGTAACTAATAAAGGTGCAAATGGTGATATAGCAACTATTAAGTTTTTAGAGCCATCAGGTTCTTATGTTACATTAGCAACATACACAAAGATAAGTGGTGATTCAACAAATGATTTAGTAGCGCGAGGCATTAATGCAGCTATCAATGCAAACACATTAATTACGGGTTATAGTTCAACAGTATTATCAAGCACGGTAACGATTACATATCGTAAAGGATTAGGTGTATGGCCAAATACTGGCACTCCATTAGCAGTTACTTATTCAACAGGGAATACCATTGCAATCACAATAAACCAAGCGGTAAGCGCAGGTGTAGCATCTAAAATTGCGGTATTTCATTATCATATTTCAGAGTACTTTAGATTAAAGCCTAACGGAAATCTTTATGTTGGTATTTATGCATCGCCAAGTGCTGATTATGCAGAAGTAACAACATTGAGAGACTATGCAAATGGAACAATACGCCAAATGAGTGTATTTCATTCTTTTTCAGCCACTACAATATCAACTGAAGTAGGTAGACTTCAAACGGTAGTAAATCAATCTAAAACAGATAAAAAATGGATTTCTTCTATTTTATTTGCTCCTGAAATTAGTGGTACTTCTGATTTAGCATCATTAGGCACATTGGTAGGTTTATCAAGCGCAAATGTATCTGTTATAATATCTCAAGATGGCGCGGCAGCAGGTTATTATTTATGGCAAACAACAAGCAAATCAATATCTGATGTAGGTGCTAAATTAGGTGCATTAAGCTCGGGTAGAGTAAATCAATCTTGGGCTTGGGTAGCAGGATTTCCAATGAGTAATGGTGTTGAATTAGACACTATTATG